TAAGGTTGGGGTGCCAACCTTGTCAGTGTCCGTAGAGGTGCTGTAATCAGCGGATCCGATACTCACCTGATTGTTGGCGCGAAAACGGCCTGTATCGACGGGAGAGCTGATGACAATCTCATTCAGCAACTGGATAGCGATGATGCGGAGCCTTTTACCTACATCTTCCTCAATCATCCCGGCGAATAGTGCCGGGTCTAAATCCCAGCCCTTAGCCATGTCACGCCCTCCGCAATTGAATTGAGTACGTGGACTGTGCCGGGTCGGTTCCAGCCGTGATCACCTTGTAACGCTGCTGTGTTCCGGCAATCAGGTCAGGCGCTGTAACGATGTGGTCAACCTTTGGCTTATCAGTCACCTCGTTAACCAAGGCGGTTAGCTTAAGGTCGCCATGCAGGATGTTAACGCCATCAATGCGGTTGAGACTGTATTTCGACAGAACCCCACGCCCGGTATATGTCACGGTAGTTTCGCCGCCAGTCTCCGTTACCGGGTCCCAGCCAGTTTGAACAACGTAAGAGCCGGTGAAGTCGTTTACTGCATCAGCTAGCTCATCCTCTGCATCAAACGCGGCGGCAATTTCGGTTTGCAGCTCTTCGCGAATACCCATGCTCACCTTCGCTCAATGTTAGCGTTGATAAAATCGCTTTTAAGCGACTCCATTGCACCAACCATGACATAGGGACGACCGCCGCTATGCCAACAATCCAAGATATTGCCGTCATCATCCATCAACACAAGGGCTACGCTATGGCACTCGCCATTCCGCGCATGTTCTAAGGCATCCTCAAGAAGCCGAATAACGGTTTCTTTGCCGGTGTCTTTATGTGGCGATTTCCTGAATGGGACTACTTTGAGGTCACTCATATCACCCCCGCACAACGCGAATCTGTGATGGATTGGCACCGTATGGACGCAGAAGCGCCAGCGCCAACTGCAAATCTGAGTTAAGTAACGCCGTGCTATTGGTAGCCAGTTCAGCGAACGATTTCGACACACTCACACCGTCAGCGTCGACCGATTTGCTCGTTACCACGCCGGAATCGGTTTTCTGCTGGTAAAGTCCACCATTCGCCGCCGCCAGTGCCGCGTAAGCACCAGCAAGTTTCACATCTGCCGGGATTTCGTCAGGACATACACGAAGGTTCAGGCCGGTGAGCCATGCATTAGCCATCAACACGGATTTGGCTTTGTTGGCTTCATCCGTCCAATCAGTGCCAAGCAGTTCATCAACATCAGCAACGGTGATAAAGGTCGTCATCGCTTACTCCTTAACTTTCCAGCCGTGGAGCTTCCAGTTTTCCACCTCATCGGTGTGAACATTGGCCTCGGTTGGTGCGCCTGGAAAGTCGGGATAATCCGTCACCATGACGATCAACTCCTGCTGCTCCTGCTGCTCGACAGAGTTTTGTTCAGCGGCTGCAAGCTTTTTCGCTTCGCGTTGCTCTTTCGTTAATCCGGCCATGTTGGTCTCCAGTAAAAAGGGGCCGAAGCCCCTTTGAGGTTGGTTGCTGTTAGCCCATCAACAGGGCGATATGGTCAGGTTTAATTGCACGGAATCCCCACGCCAGACGGACATGGAACACCGTTTGCAAGAACTGACGATACACGGCGATTTCGAAGGACAGCCCGGTAACAGGGTCAGTGATGGACATCACGTCATCAGCAGCGTCACCGCCATTTGGCATGGCTGGAGCGCGAGTAGCCAGCACGATAGCTGAACGCGCAAACGCGACGTTAGGCGTGTAGCTATTGCCAACAGTAGCTGCTACACCATCAGCAAGCGCCAGTTGCAGGCCCGGTTTGCCGATAAGCAGGCTGCCAGCCGCGAGCGCGGAGTTAGCAACATACTTGTTGGTATCACCCACGAATGTCAGGATGTCACCTGCGAGAATGGTGCCAGAACCGGTATCAAGCGCGATATTGTTTGCACCGACTGCAAAGGTGCCGTTGGTTACATAGCTCGCGCCCGTGCCCTTAGTGACCTGCGCAATGGGGTCAGAATGGCGGATAGCCATACCCATAATGCGATCGGTCATGCCATTACGCAGCATGTCAGAAGAGCCAGCTTCGTTAACCTTGAACAGGCCGGATTGCTTGCCGCGCAGGTTGCCGATAGCCGCATGACCTAACACCAATTGCAGGTCTGTACGCGGAGAGCCGTTTTCTTCCAGAATGCGCAGCACGCCAGCAAAGTCGGTCATATCAGCAGCAGTGCCGAAAGGAGTTGTGCCAGCGGTGCCATAAGCGCGAGATGCGTTTTTATAACCTTCCAGCCACAGATCGCTTTCAATCTCATTCACTAGCGTGCGCATGGCTTGGTAGAAGCGGTCTGCCTGAATGGTTGAGAAGGTACCAGCGTTTTGCAAGCCGCGAGTTTCTTCACCATTCCAGCGAACCGGGACGTGTTTTGATTTGGAAATGGTCACTTCCACGTTATCGACAACAGCATCACCAGAATCTGGTGCGGTAACGCCGGGGGTGTTGTTTGCTGCGGTAGCTTGGTTGGTGACAGGTACGCGCACTGATTGGCCCAGCGCCGCACGCTCAACATTGCTGTTGCGGTTAACGGCAGGGATAAAGCCGGTCAGTTCGCGGGATACAACATCGAGAGCCTCATAGAGATCGGGAATGAGGTCAGTTAAGGTATTAGCCATTATTTATTCCTGTATGTCTGGTAAGGGATGGTTTATTGATGTGGCTATCCAGCCTTGGCACCGATCCCTTTCCAGGCACCGGCAAGAATGCGGTTAATCTACGATGGTGATTTTGTCTTTCATTGCTTGGGCGGCGTCTGCGGGTGAAAGCTGTGCGAACGCAGTACGCTTCATGGTTTTCTGCCCGGCCTGATGTTGGGTTTGTCGTGAATCACCACCAGAGGTAAAGGATGCTTTCAGGATGTGATCTTTCTGCGGGTACTGTTCGACGAGGAATTCAAGCGCCTCATCAAACCCTGCAGGCTCGCCCGGTTTCGAACGGGAATAAACTTTGCTGCCGCTGCCGTCATAGGCAACGACTTTGCCGTCTTCGATTTTGAATGACTGACCGAAACGGGCCTGAACGAAGTCGCCCGGAATTGCCAGCTTGTCTTTGATGAATTCGGAGCGTGCAAAGCTGCCGCCAATCATCTCGTTATAGAGTTGGTCTTGCAGGGTCTTATTCTGCTTTCCTGCTTCATCCAGTTGAGCCTGAAACGACTTAGTGATTTCTGCTTTCACCTGGTCAACTGCGCCAGCGTCGATAAGCTTTTTCTGGTCAATCTTGGTCATCATCTCCAGCGCTTCTAGTGCTTTTGCTGGGTCAGAGATGTTGGCGAATTTAGATAGGCTGGCCTCTGCCGCCTCTTTTGCTTCGCGATGTGATTTAGCCTCACCGTTTAATGCGGAAATCTTGCCAACGGCCTGAGCCGCGTCAAAGCCGATTTCTTTGCCGTCATCATGGACGTAAACCGGGTTGCCTTTGTCGTCAATTGCCGCCAGTTTCTGACCATTAACTTCTACGATTTTGAGTTTCATAACGATACCTGTGGTATGTGGTCATCCGACCGTTGCGCCGCTCACCATCCGGATTGCAGCCATAAAAAAAGGCCGCCTTAGCGACCTGTTTGATTCTTTCTATCTTGCCTATCAATTTGCCAAATGATGACGTTACCGGCAGTGGTAATAATCATCGCTATCGTGGATATCAAAATGGCCCATTCATCTGAACTCATAGCCCAGCCTCCTTAAACGCCTGTTCGTCACGTTGCTTTAGCTGCTCAAGCGTCAGCCATTCGCCCTTGTCCGTGTAGAACTCATCAGGGGACATACCACCATCACGAATCAGCCGGGCGCGCGTAACGCCGACAATCTGCGATTGACGGGTGAATGACTGGCGGGAGAACCACGCCTGGTAATCGGTATCCGCTGGCACCTGACCGTCCATACTGGCGCGAGAGCTGTCCTTGATCTCGCCGACTTTAATACCCAATTCCTCAGACGATTTAAGAATGTAGGTTTCGACGCTGCGGCAGCAGAAGTGAATTTTCCCAGGGCCCTGCAGATATGGCACCTTATGACCGATTGGCTTGTTATCCAGGGTGTATTTGAGGCGGTCGCGGATCCGGCACTCCTTTGATGTCCGGTTATCTAATGTGGATAACCACTGCTTACCCTTCAGAATGTCGTCGTTCGCTGCCGCAAAGCTTTGCCGTGCAGTCGCCGCAAGATGGCCTACTGCTGTTTTCGCGACACTGCCAGCATTGGTTCTACTCATCTGCAACGCGCCATCCTGATAACCGCGGTTAGCGTGTCCGCGAACCTTACGGGCTATCTGCTCATGCGTATCGCCCAGCAGAAAGCCCTGTCGTACGGTATTGGATATCCGCGTCATCCTGTCTGCTTCAAGGTTATCCGCCCATTCAGAAAGCAGACGCCCCTGAAATGGCTGCGCCATCGCCGCGGCATACACCGCATCAGGAGAGATGCCCACCAGCGGATGCAGCGCCAGCACATCATCAGGGATAGCGAACTGAAACAGGCTCATCTGATAGCCCGCTTCATGCTGCGCCAGTTCCTGCAATTCACCCGACAACCCGGCATACATCGACTGCACGGCGTCATGGTTAAGCGCGCGAACGCTGACCAGCAGAGCTTCCAGACGCGAAACGGTAAAACTATCTGCGTCCAGTGTATCCATCGCCACCAGCAACCGCGCTGTTAATTCTGCATCGGCTTGGTTGAGTAGTTTTACCATCCTATTTGCAACGCCAGTACTGTAGCGAGCAACCCATACAGCATGGGCTATTTCCTCATCCCTGAGTGTTTCATTCGCCGTCGCCATTTCCACCGCCTGCATTATTCAGACCGTTCGCCAGCGTGACCTGCTGATTTATCAACTCGTCAATCACCTCTTCCGGCTTCGCGTCCGGGTCAATGAACTTCAGCGCCTGAAGCACGCGAACAGCATCAATCTGGCGAACGTCTCCGCCCTGTCTTAGTGCCTGAACTGCCATAGCTGCGACGGAGTCGAACGTCTGCGCTGAAACATCCAACTCAGTACGCACGTCGACGTTACCGCCCTCCGACTCGCCAAGCCATTCCGCCATGATCTGCAGGATGTTATCAAGGGCATCCTCCAGAGAACTCGCCATCGTATACAGCGGAGAATTCTCCTGCATGCGCTCTTCATTGGTCTGATCGACAGATTTGGTGGAGGTGTTTTCAGCGCGAAGCAACTTAGCCCCGGACTGCCGCATCTGGTTCTCCAGGTCATCGAGAGATGCTTTACCCGCACCAATGGCTGAGCCTGTATGCTCGGCATACTCAATGCCCTGTTTTGACCGGTCTGAAAACTTAGTGGCAGTTGATGAACCAATGGTTAGCGACTCGCCATCTTCTAATCCAAAAACTGTCAGGATCGGAACTCTGGCAACATGCAGGATGTTGTCCTGCTCACTCTGGCTTTGCCAGTGCTTGATATTCAATAAAGCCAGGTTAAGCAGAGGTGGAGATCCTCGCATAAATCCTGTGCGTTTCGTGTAGAGCGTCACCAGCGTGATATCGGTGCGACTGGTTTGCCATTCTTCGTGAAGAGTCCACAAAGTTTCTCCATTGTCGCCTTTGTTGCGGCGGTATATTTCAACCTTGCCGGGCATGATATGCCGTATTTGTTCAACCTTCGTCTGTCCATAATCATTGCCGTCAACAATGATGGTTTCGCGAATACGTAAGTCTGTGAGGATAACCTTCCCACCCTCAACTTTCGACTTCCAGCCGATAACCT